CGGAAACACTATCATTTGCATCACACCACTTCATAAACTTCAATTCATAACTTGAACGGAAAATGATGTTGGTCGGATCCCCAATATACTTATTGGGTTTTTGAATATTGTATCTACCTTTTAAGGAATCTCTTGAATAAACCATATAAATATAAGAAAATAACCAATCTAAAGGATATTTATAAGTGCCACCTGTAGAGAAAGAAGTTACAGAAAAAGATCCGAGAGACTCGTTCATTACTAAGAGCAGTCAAGAAGTTATGTTGCGGTATCCACTTGATTTGGTTGATCAGTCTCCACATTATATTATCTTTTATCCACTGGTAAGAGAAGGTTCGCTTCTTGGTCAGTCATTCAAAAACAAGAAAGCAGCTGTCTTTGATACAAGTGAACAAATGCGAGTACAAACTAACAAAAATGTGGAAGCGGGAACTATTTCTGGCGCTCAAATTGGCGTTGGTATTGGTGCTGGTCTTGGTATCGCTGGTCAGTTGGCGGCCGCAGGAGGAAAAAATGCAGCTGGCGTGGTGCTCTCTGGTGGAGCAGCCGCAGGTGCTGTGACTGCCAAAGCACTTCCAGGTGCATTTGGTGCTGTTGTTGGTGGTGCAATAGGTGCTGGAACTGGTGCTGCGGTTACTGCAATATCAGGAAACCAGCAACTATATGTGGGTGCTGGTGGTATTGCTCTTCAGATGCCCGAAAATAAAGTTTCTTCTTCATATAAGGCAACGTGGAGAGAGCAGGAGATGGGTACACTACTTGGTGCAGTTGCATCTGGGAATCAATCGTTATTGGGGGCATTTAATCCCGCGAGTTCAGACACGTTGAAACTTGCGGTGCGTTCTGGTGCTAAACTTGTCAAAAGTCTTTCTTCTTTTGACAGAGTTTTAGAATCTACAACTAAGACTGTAGCAAATCCATATAAAGAACAATTCTTTAAATCAATGGACAATAGATCGTTTGTATTCGAATATAATTTTGCTCCAAGAAGTGAAGCAGAAGCAAAGGTAATTTTTAATCGTCAAACTGGAGAAGTAGGCGAAAAGATCGGCGATACTTTCGGAATCATTCAAAAATTCGCGTATCATATGCACCCAGAACTTATGAATTCGGGATACTTCTTTAACTACCCGTCGGAATTTTCCATTGTGTATTATCATGCAGGAAAAGAAAATACGTTTCTCCGCAAAATTTCGACTTGCGTTCTCACTAATATGTCAGTAGACTATGGCAGTGATACTGGATTTACCACGTTCGATAATGGTATGCCAACACATGCTACTATACGATTAGAATTTTTAGAACTAGAACTGATGACTTCACAAAGAGTTAAATTAGGATTTTAAAATGTATTTTAGACAATTTCCAGTATTAATAGGAAAGTTCGACGGCACATATAAAGATGTTACGGATATTTTCTTACGAGTTGCTCCCAGGAATCCGATTAAAAACGTAAACTTTTTAGAAACCACATATGTTCAAGATGGAGAAACTCCAGAATTGCTGGCATATAAAATGTATGACAGAGAAGATTATCATTGGATTCTAATATTGATCAATAATATCGTTGATGTTCGTGAAGAATGGCCAAGAAAAGATAGAGATCTGTATTCTTATTGCCTAGAAAAGTATGGCGAGAATAATATCTATCAGGCAGTGCATCACTACAGGACGACAGATAAACTAGTATCACAAGGTGTTCCAAAGGGAATTATTGTTGATTATAATTCAGCAAAGATTTCGTCTGGTGAACATGAATCAGTTACAAACTGGGATTATGAATTTGAATTGAATGAAGACAAACGAGAAATCAAGTATATTCCAAAAGATTTACTTGGTAGTTTTGTCTCAGAATTTCAAAGAATAATTAAATTATAATATGACAGATACTATTTCAAAACCATTATCAAATCCTGGTGACGTAACATTTAAGACTGTTGAAATTCAGAGTGTCAACGGTGACGTTCTTGACATCAAAAATTTTGTTGTCGAACTGAACATATATGAAGATATATTTTCGAACGCACTACAGGGTGTTTTGATAGTGGTAGACTCGAGAGAACTTATATCTGGTCTACCTCTTGTTGGTGACGAACTGTTGAATATTTGGGTGCAGACTCCAACCTTTGGTGATGGATACGATGAAAGTATCAAAAAAACGTTTTCAATATATTCTATTAAGAATAGAATGCTCAACGCTGACCGCGAACAAGTATATTCATTATACTTCTGTTCTATGGAAGCAGTCAGCGATAATGTCACGCAAGTCAGTAAAAAGTATGAGGGTACCACCGATGAAATTGCAGAAAAACTGTATACGGAGCATCTAAAACAAAAACGTTGTTTCGGCGGTATCGATAACAAAGACGAAACCCCAATGGTCATCGCTGATACTCCACATGAAGGTAAGATTGCCTTCGTCGCAAATATGTGGTCTCCATTTAAATGTCTCAATTATGTTGCACAAAGATCTATCGGCGCAAAACAAAAGGGTCCAAGTTTCCTATTCTACGAAACAATTAAAGGATTTTACTTCACTTCCATTGACAATTTAATTAAGAGTCAGTTAGATCTCAGTTCTGTATTTTCAGAATATGTGTATTTACCAAAACCTGTTAATCCTAAAATCGACTTGTCTGACGACGAAACATTACATACGATAAAACCTGGATTAGACAAGGGATTTAGTACTGTATCTGATATTCGTTTTAGTGAACAGGTCGATATTTTAAAATCTCAAGACAATGGAAGATTTGCAAGTACTACTACAGTTTTTGATATTATGGAAAAAGTAGCGATCAATCAACCGCACGATTATTCATATTCATATCCTGATATTATTCATATGGAAAATTATCGAGTTGAAAATGGCAAAGCAGTATATGATGAGGAAGAAAAGGATAATATGACATATCCTGCGAACGTAACTCGTTCTGCGTTGTCTAAGCGTTTCTTTCGTCCAGTACACAGAAAAGTTCTTAGTACAAGCAACGACGATTTACTAGATTACACACCAGATAAATGGTTGGGCATGCGTCAAAGTGTTCTTGAGGATATTTCTGGATTACGTATGCACATCACAGTTCCTGGAAGAACTGATGCTGAAGTTGGTCAGATTATTAACTTTAAATATCCTAAAGTTGGAGATGGTGGAGATAAATTAGATCCAAAGAACCTATGGGATCCGTTCCTTTCTGGTGTTTGGATGATCACTGCTATTCACCATAAAATAACCGTAGTGGCACATAGTATGATTCTTGAAATTGCCAAGGATTCGTTCCATACATCCTTCCAGTCAATTGAACGTGCACCACCGCCGAATGCTTCTGCTTCAGATGATCCTGATGCACAAGCAGAACAACAAAACGGTGTATCTCCGTCATCTCCTGGACCAGTCAATAAAGCAGGATGGACTCACCCAACTAATAATGTTGGATCTCTTAATAGTAAATTTGGACCCAGACGATCTACTGATGCAAGAGTGTCTAAAAACCATATGGGTATAGATATTGCTTGTCCACGGAACACGCCAGTTTTTGCTGCTAGAGACGGCATAGTTGAATTGACAGGATGGCAAAGTGCAGATCACAAGTCGGGTGGTGGGATTCGTGTTAAAATTAATCATGCTGGCGGTTTCACAACCTTCTACGGTCATGGTATCGAAGGTTCTATACTGGTCAAACAGGGACAAAAAGTAAAGGCTGGACAACCAATTATGAAAGTCAATAGCACGGGGTCGTCGACTGGAAACCATCTACACTTTGAGATTTGGTTTAATAATAATAAAATAAATCCGCTTCCTTATATTACGTGAGATAAAAAATGACAGATAATTTCTTTTCAAATAATGATTCAAACTTCTATTGGTTCTTCGGATGTGTTGAGGATCGTGATGATCCGATGCGTATTGGTCGAGTGAAAATTAGAATTCTTGGTTATCACACTGATGATAAAGAGCAGTTACCAACCGAAGATCTTCCATGGGCGATGCCAATTATGCCAGCAAACAGTGCCAGTACTTCTGGTATTGGTTGGTCGCCGACTGGTCCAGTAGAAGGTACGTGGGCTTTTGGATTCTTTATGGATGGATCAGAAGGACAGCAACCTGCATTTATAGGAACAATTAACGCTATTCCAGTAGGTAACGGTGGTGGTAGCGGAGATGGATCTGGTAACTCACCTACCTCTGGTGGTGCTGATGGTAGGGGTGATTATAGTATTCCGCCATCTGATGGTACTCCTCCTACAAAAACTGGAAATGTTGAACAAGATAACATTGCATCGTTCTTGTGGACTATTAGAAACTGCGAAGGTACTGCTGGATCTAATGGGTACAACATAATGTTTACAGGTAAACTTTTTACCAGTTTTGCAGATCATCCTAGAATTACAAACAGTGCAACAGTGCGTGGTAGAACAATTTACTCGACTGCGGCAGGAGCATATCAATTCTTAACTGAGACATGGGATGAATTGGCAAGAAAACTTAAACTCCGAGATTTTAGTCCTGCTAGTCAAGATCTAGCAGCGATACAACTACTGAAGCAGTGCGGTGCCTTGGATTATGTAAAGAAAGGCAACATATCTGAAGCCACAAGACGTGCAACACGTATTTGGGCAAGTTTGCCTGGAAATAATTATAATCAAGGTGGAAAGAGTCTTGCTGCAATTAAATCCTATTATACACAGGGAGGCGGTACGTTGACAGCGTAACGTAAATTTACAAAAATATGACTTACAAAAATATAATTCTGACTCCTGAGAGTAGGAACCATATCTAATGCTGAATATTTTGCGCGATCAAGATTTATCTAAAATTCTAGATAATACCAAAATAAGTAAGGTTCTTTCCGCTACCGAAGTCAAGCAATTGATGGGATCCATCGCGCAAGACGTTGGTGCTGGATCGCATTCTACAATTTCAGATAGTGGTAAGGTTGGGGCATACGGGTTTAATCTAGAGGCATTACAAACTGTCGGTGCCGTTGCGCCTAATGCTGTCGAAAAAACATTAGAGAATATCAAAAAGAATATTCCTGGTATTTCAATACTGACAAAGAAAACTTGGGTTAGAGCACAAGCATCTGATTCTCTCGCGAAGTTTGGTCTTGGTGGATTGATTGGTAAAAATCTCGGTAAAAACTTTGCACTTGATGCTTTTAATAAATTAGGACTCCCGATTCCAACGAACATTGGCAACGTTGGTAATAATCTAAACTTTGCTGCTCTCGCGGATCCAAAAATTTGGACTGCAAAAACAGGTAGTGCAGCAGAAACTGCTCTCAAAGTCGTGAATGCTGCAAATGGTTCAGTTGGTTCGGCAGTTTCTTCTGTTAAAAACACTCTTTCTAAAGAAGTGTCTGGTCTTACGACTAAGATCGCATTGACGACATCAGCAACAGGTGATAATGAAGTATCAAGTACTGCCAATAAAATGGTCAAGACTATAACAAAGACACTTACTTCGTCTGCTGTAAAATCATCTACTGCATTAATTACCAACTCAGTTAAACTTCCATCCGCGACTAAGGTTGCATTTGAGTTGGTTTCCAAACAGATTGACACAAAAACATCTGCGGTGAATGAGGCAATTGATGTTTCCTTTGATCCATTCAGACAAGAACCTACTATTTTAAACATGACAAATGCAGTGTCTGAAGTTACTTCGTTGATAGACACACACGAAAAAGAAATCGCAGAAATTATCGACGATACTTACATCGAACAGATTACTAATCTTGGCGGTGGTGGAAGTGGATTTCTAAACGATCCATTCGCGCAAAACAACGCAATGGTTTCTCTGCTTGATCGAAATATTAAATCCCTACTATCTTCAAAAGCGATTTCATTAGACTCTCCCAAAGATGTTATCTTGGGAATGTTGTCAGTTGCTAATGGACAAGGAATTGACACGGCGATTAAGTTTGCCAATGGATTAATTAAGACAAGTTCTAATGGGAAAACCTCCAACGACTTCTTTGGCGTTGGGTTTTCTGCGAACAAATTATTTGACGATCTCTTAGATGCAAAACCTGGATCCCCCACAATCTCTGCGCCAAATCCTGCAACACTTGCTCAAGCAAAACCAACTGTTGCTAATTTGCCAACAAACGATGGACTAAGAAATAACAATCCTCGTATTGGATTTAACGATCCAAATAATGTTTATCCTAAGAAAGAATATCTCGAAGCAGGTAATGGTGACGTTAATGCACTTGCTGTTGGAAAAAATCCAGGAGAAACTAAAGCACTACCACAGGATCAAACGATTCACGGTCAGCATGATGCGCAGAGAACCACGTCGAAACCTATTGCGGGTAGAACAGGAGAATCTGTTTCTCAACCGAAGTCTGCCTTTGCTGCCGAGTATCCATACAACCATACCTACCAGAGTGAATCTGGGCACACTATGGAATTCGATGATACTCCAAATGCCGAGCGGGTTTCTTTAAACCACAAATCAGGCACATTCTTGGAAATGCGCCCAGATGGTTCACAGGTAAATAAAATTATTGGTGACGGTTATACAGTTATCGATCGTAATGGTGTTATTACCATCGAGGGTAAGGCAAATGTTCACGTTGGTGGTAGTTGTAATATCTACGTTGTAAACAACTGTAATCTTACAGTTGGAGGTAATACAAATATTGACACACACGGAAACGTCGACTGGAAAGTCGGCGGGAATATGAACCTTGCGGTCAAAGGAACTTTCGCCACTCGCGTCGATGGCGATTATTCGATGGATGTAAGCGGTGATATTGATGCTGCAACTTCTAAGTCATTTAGACTTGGATCTGCAACAAGCGTGGACATCCTGTCAAATGGTAAAATCAATGTCGATGCGTCCTCTGATATTAACATTAAGTCCGACGCGAAGGCGAACGTCTTTGGCGCAGAGACAAACATCAAGGCATCTGGTAAGACAAATATCCAAGCAGGTTCTACTATGAACGTCAAGGGTGGTGGCGCTACCAATGTTGATGGTGCAGTCATTACAGTCAATCCTGGAAGCGCAGGTTCTGCAGTAACAGCATCAGATGGGACTCCTCCTGATATTACTATTGTCGCAGATCCAGTTTCACCGATGAATCCAAGCGAACCAGAATTTGTTGGTGGTAATGGTGGTGTTTCTCCAGAAGAAGCAAGGGGCATGGATTATGATGGAGAAGATGGCATTGCAGATAGAAACGCTGCTGGTATTGAAGATGGCGCGACTCCAGGAGAAGAAGGATCTAGTAGTCTAGTAAGTGGAAGGGTTGCACCTACTGCATGTAATGTAACCAAGTCTGGTGTGAAACTTCCAGATATTAATATCTCAAATGGTATTAACTATGGAATGAAGATCTCTGATAAGTTTACTCTAAAAGACGTTATGGTAAAGGGTAAACTAAGAAATTATGGCGGATTCAGTAAAGCAGATATGATTGCAAACATGCGCTGCTTGGCAGTAAACTGCTTGGATCCAATCAAAACTAAGTTCCCTGGAATGTATTTCACGTCAGGATTTAGAGATTATATTCCATCTGGTGGTTCTGCGACCTCGCAGCATATGCTCGGGCAGGCAGTGGATATGAAATTCAATGGAATAACAAAAGGTCAATACCACGATGTAATTATCCCGTGGATTGTCAAGAACGTTCCATATGACCAACTTCTTCTTGAGTATCTACCATCTGGTGGTCACTGGATTCATATCTCTTTTAAAGAAACAGGTAACAGATACCAGCACTTTACAATGTATAATCATAATCGCGTTTCACAAAATGGATCGTTTAAAAAATACTAAAAGGTATATAAATAGTATTATGAAGATAGTTAGAATATACAAAGATTTAGATCTTTCTTTTACTCCGCATCCTGGAACGGGTGACGTTGGGATGAAGTTTGACATCAATTCAGTTAAGCAATCGCTTAGAATATTGTTGTTAACTGTCAATGGTGAAAGACCGTTCAACTATCTTGTTGGTTCACCGATTCATAAGATGTTGTTTGAACCTATAGATATGATTACTGCGAATATGTTAGAATCTCAAATAACACTTCTAATCAAACAGTTTGAACCTAGATGCCAACTTGAAATGGTTGAGGTATCTCCAAATTTCGATCTCAATCAATATGATATAACCATCAGATTTTATGTAGTCGGTACTTCTGGTCCAATTACCTATTCAACATTCTTAAAGAGAGCTCGCTAAATGGCAGAACTTAGAGTAACAGAACTTGATTTTGTAGCAATCAAGCAAAACCTGAAAGATTATCTTGCTTCCCAGGACCAATTTTCAGATTATAATTTTGAGGGATCTGCTATGTCAGTTCTCCTTGATGTTCTTGCCTATAATACACATTACAACGCTACGCTTGCACACCTTCTTGCGAATGAGATGTTTCTTGATAGTGCACTAAAGAGATCTTCTGTTGTATCTATTGCAAAATCAATGGGATACTTACCCAATTCTCAGCATAGTGCAAGAGCAGTAGTTGATCTTGAAATAACTGCTGTTGCAAACTATGGTCCCGATTTTCTTACTTTATCCAAGAATACTTCCTTTACTGCTACGGGAATTCCTACAAATTTATCTCCATCTGGTATATACTCATTTAGACCAGACGACGATTATACTGTTAATGTATCAAATCAAGTTGGAGCAATCAAAACATTTACATTCAACGATATTAAACTTATTGAAGGTAACAGAGTTGCAAACACATTTTTTGTAGATACAACAACTCTCTCTGGTCCATTTACCATTCCAAATAGAAATGTTGATATTACGACAGTCAAAGTTTTAGTCCAAAATTCAAGCGGCGATCAAACCATTACGTCATTTAATTATTCAGACACGTACCTTAATGTCGAAAACAATAGTAATGTTTTTTGGATCGAACTAGACTATGATGGTCTTTATCAAATTGTGTTTGGTGATAATATTCTGGGTAAACAATTAGAATATGGTAACATTGTTACTGTAGAATATTTTGTTGGTTCTGCTGATGGTGCAAATAATCTATCCAATTTTTCAATGAATACTAATTTTACTGGATCAACAGAAACCAAAACAATAACAACGATTACACGTGCTTCTGGTGGATCACAAGCAGAGAGCGTTGATAGTATTAAATTTCATGCTCCCAAATTTAATACAACGAGGGATCGTGCAGTAACTTCTGATGATTATGCAACTCTTATCAAAAGAAGTTTTCCTGGAATCAATTCTATTTCTGTGTGGGGTGGTGAGATAAATGACCCTCCCATCTATGGTAGAGTGTTTATCTGCCTAGATCCAGTTGCGGGAACTGTTATTACAGAGTCTGATAAGGACACAATTTCAAGAGATATTCTTGCGCCAAAAAGCGTAGTCTCGATTCAACCGATTTTCGTCGATCCTGAATATACATTCATCAGTGTTGATTCAACAACTAAATATGATCAGAAGCAATCTTTAGAATCTTCAACCGAACTTGCTACTCGAATAAGAACAAATATTCTTTCACACTTTGATCTTAATTTGAATAAACTTGGTAAAGATTTCTACTATTCAAAATTAAGCGCAGATATTATGGATACTTCTAGTGCGATTATTACGAATAAGATTGATCTAACATTACATAAACGGTTTACTGGTGTTGTAACAGATCAAATTACATTTAAGTTGGATCCTAATTTTGGGCAATCTCTACTACCAAATAGTTTACATTCGACATATTTTAACACATTCTTAAACGGTGCATACTATGATGTATATATGGTGGACGTTCCCGATCAATCTCCACCTGATCCACTAGGAACTGGAAAAATTTACCTGAAACAAATTGGGACTGATATAGTTCTGTCTTCTAGTTTTGGGACAATAGAATATGGTACTGGTAAGATACTTGTACCGTCATGCTTTTTTATCTCTCTTTTGGGTGGCGCAACTGAATTTAGAATTTACGTCAAACCACAAAATGTTACAGCGGATATTACCACAAAGATTCTAACACGCACTCTCGAAGATTATACTGGTGCGATTATTCCTACTATTTCCAGAAACTCTTTGCTAAAATTAGATCTAAGTAGTGCGAATGCCGAAGCGAATATTACTCCAGGTCTCCAGGTAACGGTTACAACATAATGAGTTTAATACCATCATACAAGAAAGTTGTTACTGGGTTTACCATAAACTCAGGCGGGAGTAATTACACCACACCAACTATTAATATTGCTGGTGGTGGTGGTATTGGTGCAACTGCAGAAGCAACTATTGTTGGTGGTAAAATTACTGCAATAACTATTACTAATCAGGGATCTGGTTACTCGACTCCACCAACAGTTACTGTTGTTGGTGGAGGTGGAACGGGTGCTACCATTGTCGCGATTATTGGTGATCTTCCATACAAAAACAAATTAGAATTTCTTATTCAGGAACAACTCCCTGAATTTGTTCAAAATGAATATGCAGGGTTCGTAACCTTTCTAGAAGGTTATTACCGTTTCCTCGACCAATCAGGGGAAGTAAATAATTTTCTATTAAATGCTAGAGATTATTCTGACATTGATACCACATTAGAAGTATTCATTGATCAGTTTAGAAAACAATACGCAATAGACATTCCGAAGAATGTCCTCGTCAATCAACGTAGACTTGTAAAATTAATCAGTGATTTTTATGAATCTAAGGGTGCAGAAAATTCTATCGAACTTCTGTTCAAGATTCTTTATGATGAGACGGTAGAATTCTTTTACCCCTCGACTCACATCCTAAAGGCATCTGATGGTGTTTGGATCGAAGACGTTGTAATTAGAATTCTTGGTCCAGATGTAAATCTAGTAGCGCCTGTTGCTGTATCCGGAACTGCTGGTCAGTTTACTTGCGGCAACTCAACTCTAGCAGTTGGTGATACTCTTGTAATTACTGGTACACGTGGAGGTACAGGCACTATTACTGGATACACCTCAGGAACAAAATATAAGGTTTCTGCTGTCTCTGGCACCTCACCAAATGTAACTGGATTTACTTTAACTACTCAATCTAATACCGCAATTGTAACTACTGCTGGTACGTTAACAGGTCTAACATATGCGGGAGTTGATCCATTCACCCTATCTGGTAAGATTTGTAATTTAGTTTATTATGAAAATACTGGTGTTCAGACTTTCCCAAAGACAATCGAAACAACGGTAACGAACGTAAAGAAATTGGCGTATACTTCACCAGCAATTTACGAATTGAACGTATCACTACCTAAAAATTCTCCCCTGAAAGTTCCAGGTGCTGGTGCTTCTGCCGTTGCTCTGGTTGCTGATGGACAAATAAAGGCGATAGTTGGGGAAACAAGTAAGACATTTAGTAGTATTACAACATCTGGAACTCTGGTAGCGACTGTTGCTACTTCTGGTACTTCTGGTCAGTTTACTTGCGGCAACTCAACTCTAGCAGTTGGCGATCGTCTTACAATTACTGGCACACCTGCGGTTGAAACTCTAGCAGCAACTGTTGCTGTCTCCGGAACTGCTGGTCAGTTTACTTGTGGGGCATCAACACTAGCAGTTGGTAGTCTTCTTAGAATTACTGGTACTAAAGGCGGTACTGCAACAATCACTGGTTATGCAACAGGAACAACATATAAGGTTTCTGCTGTAACTGGGACATCGCCGAACGTTACTGGATTTACTCTAACTACTCAATCTAATGCTGCAATTGTAACTACTGCTGGTACGTTGACAGGTCTAACATATACGACCACAGGCACTATTACTGGTTACACTACGGGAACCACATATAGAGTTTCTGCTGTAACTGGTACCTCACCAAATGTTAGTGGATTTACGTTAACCACTCAATCTGGTGTCCCCCTTGTAACTACTGCTGGTAAACTGTCGGGTCTAACATATGTGACTTCAACGGGTATAGACTTAACCAACAATACTATTAAGATCTCTTCTCATGGGTATTCTACAGGTGATGTGGTTGTTTATGATAAAGATGGCGGAACAATCGTAACTGGTCTTACCAATTATGCTGCATACTTCGTTATAGCAGTTGATGTTAATACAATCAAACTTGCTGTGAGTGCAGGAAATGCTACACTTGGCACAGCAGTTGATCTTACTGTTGTGGGTTCAGGAAGTCACATATTGTATGATCCTGTTACTGATGGTGGTTCAGGATATTTCGCAGCACCATCAGTTACTCTAGATCCAAACTCTACTGTTGGTCTTGGGGCAGTTCTTCGTGCGAATATTGTAAATGGTTCTGTTTCTAGCATTACTGTTGTCGAGGGTGGTTCAGGATATGTTGAAAACCAAGAAGATATTCAAGTAATTTTTTCTACGGATTCCGTTAAAACACATATTCATTTACCATCAGACTTCTCTACGATTTATGGTTATGTTATCCGCCAATTATCTACAGTGGAAGTTGTTTCCTGTGATGGCGAAGGTGTTGACGGAGACTGTGGTTTTAGAGTTGGACAGATCTATCAAATTGACGAACAAAGCACGGTCGGACCATATGTAATCGATCCACCGATGTCTGCAGTTTCAGGAGGATTGATTAGTGCTATTGCTGCTAATCCTGCCGATTATGGAACATATGATGCTGGTATATTTAACGCTGGTATAGACGAATCATTCTTCGGTCCAACATATACACTCGTTGGTCGTGATAATAGAGCGTCTGTTAGAATTTCTTCCATTGATGAAACTGGATGCGTTACTGCCGTTACCATCTTCAATACTGGTTTCGACTTCGAGCAAGAAGAATTCGAGGCAACTATTACATCTCCAAATGGATGTGATGCAGTTCTTGCCTTTACGACTGGTGCTGTTCTTGTTAAGACAGGAAGATTTAAAGATTCTCGTGGTATGTTGTCTAACATCAACAAACTACAAGACAACTATTATTATCAGAACTACTCATATGTAATTAAGTCTGGCGTAACCTCGGATACATGGTTACCATTGATCAATAAAACATCTCACCCTGCTGGTATGGCAGTGTTTGGTGAATTGCTCATTACCCAGACAATCGATATGGTTGATTACATTGGTGTTCTCGAAATTCTAGTACTCAATGAATTGTTTATTGATGTCATATTGCTTAACGACCAGACTAGATCTGTTCACTTCTATAAAGTTCTCACCGATGCTGTCACCAAATCAGATGTTTCAACCTCTCACGTATATAAGGTTCTAAGTGATTCTATAACTCTGTCTGATGCGACAGAACTATTATTTACTGTTGGTATCTATAATCCCGCAGATGATACTACTTCTATGGTCGATTCGTTCGCCCGTGTTGTGCAATATGTCAGAGTGTTTAATGAAGCATTCTACACCTCAGAAACCACAGCGGTTAATTTTGGTAAAACTCTTGTAGAGGATCCAGTTTGGGTTACCAGAAATTTTTGGGCGGTGCCAGACTATAGTGGTACGGAATTTGCGTGGAACCCAGAAGAAACGATTGAAGTTGATTTCGCAAAGGTTATTGCTGACGCAGCAAACATTGCAGAATCGCAAGCGTTTGTGTTGAACAAACCTCTGACAGATACGGCAACTAACGCAGATACATTCGCCAGAACCGTAGAGTATTATAGAACGTTTACAGAATCTGTAATATCTAATGAGTATGCCAATGCTGGTATCGAAAAACCTCAAGCAGATGTGGCGACTGCGGCAGAAACTTCGACCAATCATCTATATAAATATTTAATTGATTCTGTAACATCAACTGACATAGTCGGCGTAATTCCATATCTGGTTAAAA